GACGAGGTCGAGGACGCGGGCAAGATGCTCATGAAGGCCTACGGTGGCCAGGGCCTGCCTTACCAGATGGACCTCTATTCGATCGTCCAGCAGACGTTCCAGCTCCACAAGGCCGAGGCCGCGGGGAACCGCATGCTGACCAAGGCCCTGTCCATGCTCTACCCCGAGGCGGCAAAGGCCAAGGCCCGAACTGAGCCCTGGCAGGTAAAGGTGGGTGGGGGCGGGAAATACATCCCCAAGCCTGGCATCCCGTTCCTCGTGCTCCGCCAGCTCGCCAAGCGGATCGAGGTGGCCCAGGCCATCCACCGCACCCGCACCCGGCAGATCATGAGGTTCGCCACCCCGAGCAACAAGCCGGACGAGCCTGGGTTCGAGCTCTTCCATATGGATCCGGGCGCCACTGTCGACGAGCGCCAGCGCGACTACATGCACTGGCTGACCAAGTTCCTCATGAACGGCGGCCGCGAGTTCGACGCACGGGCCCGCAAACGACTCCGGCGCCAGACCCTGCCCTACTACATCCAGAAGATAGTCAACGACAGCCTCACCCTGGACCACGCCGTCACCGAGACCGTGCCGCTCATCGACGGCGTCGACGGCCTCGATTCGTTCTACTCACGCGACAGCGCCACGTTCTTCCTGGGCAACTTCGGGAGTACCCTCGAGGATGACGAGGTGTTCGCCTATCAGCTCGCCTACGGCACCGAGGAGATCGCCTTCAAGAGCCACGAGCTGTCGATCTGGCAACGCAACCTCGACTCCGACCTCAACAGCTCCGGCTACGGCGTCTCCGAGCTGGAGAGCGGTGTTGACACCCTGAGCAACTGGATTACCGCGATGGCCTACACGCGGGAGGGGCTCGACAACAACGCCATCCCGCGGGGCTTCCTGAGCATATCCGGCCAGTTCGACCGGAACACGAAGGAGCTCTTCAAGCAGGCCTGGGACGCCAAGGTTCGCGGCGTGCAGAACGCCCACAGCCTTCCCGTGCTCTTTGGGGCGCCCGGCCAGACCTCCGCGGCCAACTTCGTGCAGACGGGCCAGCCCTTCAATGAGATGGCCTTCACCAAGTGGATCAGCCTCCAGGCTTCGATCCTGGGCGCCATCTACGGCATCGACCCGACCGAGATCGGCATTGAGGGCTTCAGCGCGGCCAACAAGTCCAGCCTCGCCGGAAGCGACACCGAGGAGAAGCTCACCGCGAGCCGCGACACGGGCCTTGCGCCCATCCTCACGAGCCTCGCCGGGCATATGCGAGACGAGCTCATCGCGCCCTTCGCGCCCTGGGTGGGCATGCGGTTCACGGGCCTCATCGACGAGGACCGGAAGAGCCGCGAGGCCGAGAAGCGTCGCATGATGACGATTAACGAGAACCGGAAAGAGCTGGGCATGGACCCGCATCCGCTGGGATGGTTCGGTGAACTGCCCGCGGACACGGGCCTCATGGCCGCCGAGTTCCAGCGCCTGAGCGCGAGTTCGACCTTCGACGAGATCCGGCAAGCCTGGGGTGGCCTGAAGGTCTACCCCTCCGAGCTGGTGGGCCTCGCACCCATGGCGCCCGGCCTGAATGCGATGTATATGACCGCCGCGCAGGCCGCAGGTGCCGACGAAGGGGGCGGGGAGGAGGACGGCGGGGGCGATGCACCCGGCAACCCGTTCGACGACATGAAACCCGGCCAGGACGACGCTGAAGGCACCGAGGCAGGCAAGGGCATCGGCAAGGAGGGGGAGATCCCCGCGGGCAACCCCGAAGGCGGGGAAGCTGACTCCGGGCCCGGCGCCAAGCCCAGCCTCTTCGACGAAGAGGGCGACGACACCCTAAAGGGCGACGTCGCCGCCAAGCTGAAGCAGGTTTGAGATGAAGCGCGTCGTCGGTCGGCCCTTCCTGAAGGCCCTGGCCAAGGGCTCACTGTCGACACCTCCGAGCTCCAAGCAGATTGAGCACGAGCGCGAGGCCTGGGGGCCCAACCCGATCCCCGGCCACACCGAGGCCGAGGACATCCTCTACCTCCACGGTGAGCGGTTCCTCATGGAGCTCTACGCCGCGGCCATCGGCCTGAATCCCAAGGGCGTCACCTTCAAGAAGGCCATCGGAGACGGGCCCTTCAAGCCGCCCGCGGGCTGGGGGGACATCGCCAAGGTCTACTCCGCAGGGGGCGATCCGCAGAAGATGGTCTCCGCCTGGGAGGGCGTGCTGGACAAGCTCCTGCCCAAGCTCATCCCTCCGACGACCACGGCCCAGGTGGCGGGCGCCTTCGCCGTCAGGACGGTCCTCCTGGGCAAGCTGGGGGAAAAGGCGGGCGCTGGTGGCTGGCCAACCTTCGAGAGCCTCCTGCCCACCCTGGAGCGCAAGGAGCAGGAAGTCCTGAAGTGGACCGTCACCCGTGCCGCCCAGCATGTCACCGACATCACCGACGGGGCCCGCGCATCCCTCCGGGAGGAGCTGACCCTCGCCGCCATGGAGCACCTTCCGCAGAAGAAGCTCCAACAGCGCCTCTTCGACAAGTTCAGCGTGCAGAACCGGAACTGGCGTCGCGTCGTGCTGACCGAAACTGCTTTCAGCGTACAGAACGCCCGGCTGGCCAGTGTCGACCCGAAGGATGGCTGGGAGGCTGTGTGGTCCGCGGGCCCGCAGGCCTGCCCCTTCTGCCAGAAGCAGGCGGGAAAGCGGTTCAAGCTCGTCGCACCTGGAGAGGCCAAGAACGACCAGAGTGAGATATGGGTGGGCAAGAACAACGTCGGCCGGAGCTCGAGTCCCCGCGATAAGGACGGGAACAAGCGCACCGCTGACCAGCTCTGGTATCCCTGCCTTCCGGCGCACCCGCACTGCGTCTGCCAATGGACCCTCGTGCGGGCCAAGAAGTTCCAGCCCTTGCCCAAGAAGGAGCTGGTGAAGGCATGACTCCGCCAAGGAATTATCTCGACGATGCAGAGCTTCGCCATGTCATGGACGAGGTGCAAGAGAACGCGAAGCGCCTGGAGTCCTGCAAGGGGCCCCACGAGTTCACTGTCGACACCACCCCGGATCGCACCATCTTCAAGCGATGGGCGTGCGCCCTGTGCGCCGGAACCGTCGACGACAATGCGAAGAGATGGTATGTCCGCGGGCTCACGCATGCCGCGCAAGTGCAAAGGGGGCGGGCGTAGCGTCCGGACTAGACCATTGAATACGAGACTCTTGTGGCCAGTGGCCACGTCCATCTGAGGAGACATCATGAGCGCACTGACCAACATGCTCGAGAACAAGCTCATCGACCTGTTTTGGCGGGCTCAGGCCTACACCCCTCCGGCCACGCACTACTTCGCACTCATCGTGGCGAGCCGCGGCTACTCCAACAGCATCCGCTCCACCGCAGTCTCGCTCTTGGACACCGTGATCCCGGCGACGCCCAACGGACGCATGTATCGGTGCACCACAGCGGGCACGACGGCCTCGGGCGAGCCGTCATGGCCCACCACCGCTGGTGGCACCGTCGCTGACGGCACCGCGGTCTGGACCGAGATGACTCCCGACTTCGAGGCTGGGACCAACCTGACCGAAGTGTCGACGTCTGGCACAGCCTACGCTCGAGCCGCTGTGGCCGCGTCGCTTGCCAACTTCGCAGGCACCCAGGGCCTGACCACCACGACCGCGAGCACGGGCACCACTGCCACGACCGCGAACAACGGCGTCATCAACTATGTCGCGCCCACCGCAAACTGGGGCGTCGTCGCGGCCATGGTCACTGCGAGCTCGCTGGCTGGCGCACTGTCGACGGACGCCACGACCTACCAGTTCCTCACCACCCCCAAGACCATCAACAACGGCGACTCGGCGCCCAGCATCGCCATCTCCGCCTTCACGAGCCAGATCGACAACTAAGGCGGGGCTCCGCCATGACGGGGGCTCGCTTCACGGCGGGCCCTCGTTTTAGAGGACAGGCATGAGCAACAAGGGAACAGCGATTATCGACTTCGGTGGCACGGCCACGAACGAGGCCTCTGTCGACGTCACTGGTGAAGCCGCGATCCTGAACACCAACCTCGCCGACGCCTGGATCCGCGCAGAGGCGAGCGCAGACCACACGCTGAACGACCACACCTACGCGGGCCTCTTCATCACCATCTCGTGCGGCGTGCCGACGGATGGCGTGGGGTTCACGATCTACGCACGAAGCACTGAAAAGCTCAAGGGCACCTTCAACCTCGATTGGGTCTGGGCATAAAGGGAGAACACCATGTCACTCGATCTTGCAATCCGTGGTCTGTCCGGCCTTCAGGCCGACGTCGATACCAACAACCAGCTCCGCGTCGCTCTGCCAACAGACATCACCAAGGCGGGCTTCGCGCTCCTGGCTGGGCAGATCCCTGGCCCGGCCGCGAGCTTACGGCCTGTCGAGGTGTCTGGCGAAGGGCGAATCCATACCGCTGTCGACCGACCCGTGTTCTACGTGAGCTTCGCCTCGAGCGCGACCTCCGCGAACGCCATCCCGCAGGACGCGATGAAGCAGACGGCGACGACCATGACGGCCGCCGCTGGCTCGCCGTCCAACGGCTTCCTAGTGCTCAATTCGGGCAACTCGGCCGCCACCGCGGTCGGCATCATGTATCAGACCTACGCGACCTACGCCATCTACGCTGGCTTTGGCACGCGCTACGAGGCCCAGTTCGCCACGGTCAACTGCTACCAGACCGCGAACAAGGTGGTCGAGTATGGATCCTTCCTGGCAAC